ATCAAGTTTATCAGATTAATAGCACCTTGGATAATGTTGTTCGCTCTACTTTCGATGAGATTTTCCTTGTCGCGTAGATTTACTAAGTTATCTAACTCTTCGAGGATTGATCTCGTTCTCTTTTGCAAAATTTAGCTCCTTATGAACTATTTATCTGATTCAGTTAATTGTTCTGTCGGAGATTAGCTAACATGCTCTTCAGTTTAGTAGCCTGAACTTCTGCCACCGGAGACTTAGTTATTTCACCTGTTTCGGGATCTATTGTCTCTTTAACGGCAGCATTTGTAACTGACTTACCTTTAATCTTACCTAATATGTTGCTTGCTGCGTTAGGGTTCGGTGCAGAGCTCTCTTCGCCCGCATCTACAATGCGCAACGACTCTACGTTAAAGTCAAGATCGACCTTCATGCCAACACCGCTTGAGCTACGTGTTTTAAGTAGCTGTAACTGATACTTGCCGCGCTCACGCATTGCCCTACTTGTAAAAATACCAAACACGTTGTCTGCTGTGTTGATCTTACTGATACCACCGCTAATGTGGCTGTGGTCAAACTCTACTTCATCAACTGCGGATCTGTTTAGCTGCGATGCTGTAATAAACAGAACATTTAATTCCTTAGCTAGGTTGCGCAACTCTTCAGACACATACTTGTCCTTAACGAACAGGTCATTTGGGCTTACCTTAGCAGTTACTGGCATAAGCAAGTCTAAGTAGTCTACCATTAGGAAATCTACCTTCGTACCAGTTTGAACTTGGAATTCCTTAATGTAGCTGCGAATGTCGTTAACTGTGCTCTGTGCCGGCATATACTTGACTTGGAACGCGCCAGACTTCTTACCTGCCATCGCTACCTTCAGCTCTACATCATCTAAGTTCTTGAAAATCTCTTTAGTGCTTACGTTTGCTACCATGCTGTCGATACGCATAGAGCATAAGCCCTCGCTTAGTTCTAGTGTTAGGTAAATACCGTTCAGTCCTGCCGTAAACCAGTTTACGCTAATGTTCTGCATGAACAACGATTTTCCACTACCAGAGCCGCCCGCGAAGATGTTTAGCTCGCCCCTGTTCATACCACCAAACAATGCCCTGTCGAGTGCCGGCCATCCTGTGCTAACTTGTCCATTACCTGCTTTGATTGCCATCAGTCTTTCGCGCGGATTTTTAAAGTAATCTGTGCCGATGTCTTTAACAAGTCCGATCTGCACCGCATCCTTGATAAGCTTCTCAACGGGAGAAAACTCTCCCTTCTCAATCAAATCTGCCGACTTTAGAATTGCCCGTTCAAGTTCTTTCCTGCGGCTAAAATTCTCAAACTCTTCTAAGAACCATCCCTGATGCTCATCACCTAATCCAGTAGTTGCTTTAAGCTCGATTCCTGTAACAGCATTTACCTGGGCAACTGTTGGCATTGCCTTGTGCTTATCTACATGCTCTTTTAGAAACCGTGCAGTATCTTTAAGGGATCTATCAAAGTTATCTGCGTTGTAGATATTCTGAACCCGGACGTAAGACTCTGGATTGTCGATCATCATCTCTAAGAACAACTTCTGCAAATCAGCAGAATAGTTTTTTACATTTGTTGGTTGTTTTTCGTTCATATTTTTCCTTTACTTAGTGCAGCAAAACTTACATGCTGGCAATTTTTGTTCTTCTAACTTATCTAAAAATGTTCGGTACTTGGATCCGTCAGCTAAGTGGTAAGAGAGGGGCGAATTCCTTATGTGAAACTCTGGATTGAGTTCAAACTGTGTTCCTCTAACCAGTCTGTAATCTGCTGCATAACAACAAGGATAAAAATATCCAGCAGCTGATACGAAATGAGCATTAAGAGTCTGTTTGCACTCTGGAGCAAATATTTGTGTAGTTCCCGGTCTTGGTCTCGACCAACCTACACTCGGTTTTAAGTAATCGTTTTCTATCCATCTACCAGACGTAACAATACGAAACTCGTCTACTCCCAAGGTCAGTGCGTCTGCTCGAGCATCGTGAATTGTATCTTCGTTAAAGCTAAACGGAATGTACTTCCACATAACCTTAGCAGGAGAATTGACCATTGCTCGTATTCCTATTTCAATGGTCTTCCAGTCTGCATTTATTCTGTACTTCGTAAAATTATATGGAGTACCGTCGATCGAAAAAATAATCGTATCCTCTGGTCGCACTATCTGAGCAAATTTGCTCCACCATTCAGAAGACTTATAACTGCCGTTAGTCATAACTTCAATTCGGGCTGCGCCTCGATCCGTAAAGCCTTTGTATATTTCCAAAAACTCACTGTGGTAAATAGGATCACCTAAGTTACCGCTCAGTAACACTAAACAGCTCGATAAATCTACATCAAGGAACTTAAACAAGTCGGTTGGGTTTATGTCCTCTTTCTTAATCGTCCCGTACTCATTGATTACGTCGGTCCGAGCACATCGAGGACACTTAAGGGGACATCGGGTAGTTATTTCTAAGTGAAGACTTGTTAGTAGAGTCATGCAAATTTCCTTCTCATCAACTTAATCTTTAGCTCGCTTGTTTCAACAGAATCGACGATGGTTTTTAACACGAACAATTTTCCGTATTTTATAACAGCATCGTTTATATCGCTACACGTTTCTGACCACACAGGAAACGATACCGACCATCCATGTGCTAACGCTATATCGACTAAGTTCTGTCCGGTCTTGTTCCAATCCGGTACTACTATAATTTCTCTGTCTAAGTTCTCAATGATATCTACTTGTTGCTTCGTTACTTCGGCCTTCATTACTGCCACTGCATCAATACTTAGCGCATCAAACACACCTTCACAAACAATCACAAACTTCTGATTCTTTAACTGCTTATCTACGTTAAACACGTATCCAGAGTCAAACTGGTTGTAGTATTTTGGTGTTATTCCATCGATTGTTGCGCGAGCAGTATAACCTATTATCTCGTTGTTCCAAGTGAAAGGAACGATGACTCGTTTGTTTAGTTTGTGCTCTGTTATGTCAGTTACGTAAAAGTCGTATTTCTGCATGTTGATGCTTCGGCAATTTACGTAAGTAATAGCTCTTGTAAAGTCTGCCGGCCATATATGGCTGTTATCTTTAAGCTCGTAAAATTCTACCATCCCTAAGAAGCTGACAGATTCTTCTGGCAAAGGAACCTTCTTAAATTCGACCTTTAGGTCTTCTTTTTTTTCGACAGGTTTAACTAAGCCTAATGCTTCTTGTCGTTGCGCTTCGCGCAATGCTTCGAGCTTTAACCTGTAAATCTCAAGGTCATCAACTCCTAACCATTTAAGTAACTTCTGAAACTTAAACGGTAGAGCATAGCCTGGAACGTAAGATGCCTTAAACTGACAGTTGAAGCAATGAAAGCTGACCGTCCCGTCGCCGTTTATGATCAGGCCGCCGCGACCTCTTGTGTCCTGGGATTCACCGTTATGAGGACAGCAAACAGCATTGCCTGTTATCCACCCCTTAGAGGCGGTGCGTGTTTTTCGCCCAGTCTTCCAAGCGGCAAGAACTGTATCTTGAATAATCATACAATAATTATACGCAACTGGAGGTCAGGATGTCAAATTTATGCGCGGTATAATATCTTCGAAACTTCGCCCGAATCGGCTGTTATTTCGAATCTAACAGCAGTATAAACTCCGTTAAAATTGTAGAAGGTTGGAACCACTTGATCTACAAACGGTAAGGTAGAAACCGTTGCCCAATTTAGCGTAACGTTACCAATGTTGCCAACTGTAGGCAGCGTGTCTAACGTGCTTTGGACAGCCACGTTTCCAGTAAAGTTCTCAAAGTAGAACTGTGCTGTGTGGTGTGCTGATTGCTGCCTAGACGGTGTGTCACTTGTAATGGCCGACGTGAATACGTTGGTGTTGCTGGTCGTTGGTATCTGCACGTTGATGCTTGGGTTAAACTTTGGATAGTGTCCGTCACGTAGCTCAATTTCCCCGCGCACACCGTAGTTATCGTCTGCGTAAAGAACTTGCTCTGAACCGTATGGATCGGTTATGCTCAGGCTATACTTGTAGCGTGGGTTAGATAGGTCGATCAAATCAAAGTCAGATAACGTAGCAGTAATCACGCCAACGTTAGCGTCGACTGCCGTCATTGCTTTGCTCACTACAACCGAGCTCTCATCGTCGGATAGCATATTAAAGGTTAGGTCCCAGTCAGTGACGTTAACTGGTTTCTGGTCGCTGTTTTTAACGGTAAAACGAATAACGTTATCAACCCCTTTGTAAAGTTTAACAGTTCTCGTGTACAAGATTCGGTTCCTTAAGGTTAGTGTTGGGTCGATGTTAAATTGAACCTCGACTTCATTTGGATAATAGTAGGCATTAACGGTTTGCATTGTAATATTTATCCAGAATAATACAAACGGAAAATCAAAACATAAATAATGCTGTGACCAGTGCTTACTTACCTCTAATAGAAAAACATCCTTTTTTAACATACCTCGTTCATAGCGGCAATGACTACGTAGGCGTAATTCAGAACGTCGATGATACGATTACAACTATCTATGACTTTAGTGTCCTCAAATCAACAGACGAGAAGAAGATATTCTTAGAACTGGCTGAATCTTGGTGGTGGGAAAGCAACAGGATCATACCTATCAACGTGTTCCTAAAACAAGAATGGGTTATGTTCAGACCAACGCTTAAAACGTTTAACTCAAAAGACGTTGAGATTAAGTGCGGACCTTGCGTTAGCTTAAAAGAGATGGCACTCAGTAGATCTAAGCGCAGATCGATTACGTTAGTTCGCAGGATACTTTAACAGCAGCATAGTAAGAGTCTGGTCGTCGCATTCTACGTATTCAATAACGTTAGTAGGCCCGGTTGAAACTACGTCTATGCTCCATTCGTCACGCAGCCATTGGTAAAACTTGTCGTCATACAAATACATGCCCGCCTCTTTCTTTAATTCTCGCAGAATGTGCGACCAAGAGACAGGGACATACCAGCCGCGCGCACCGGGTATCGGGTTAGTCAGGTAGTGTCTCATTGAGAAGATTCATGTTTACTACAACTAAGTGTGAATAGGCACAGGCGTGCGCTTGTTTAAATGCGTAACTTCCATCAGTTGGTTTCTCCCAAATCGTCTTAGCTACCTCTGACCAAGATTTTCCTATTAGGTGCTTCTTGCTGGGACGAATCATCGCAATGAACATCATTAAGCGAGGAATGCTATCAATGACATCAGGTAAGCTAGAAATAACATCGAAGTAATTACCGATGTGTATTAACTTCTCGCAGAACTCTTGCTCGTATAACTTCTCCCACGGCGGTTCAGTTGTCATTAAATGAACGAGATGCTCTTCCGACTTTACTTGCTCATATACAGATACGTTGAGCACATCGACTTTAAAGTATCCGCGTTCTTCAGCTTCCTTATAGTCCAAGGTTGATCGCAGATTATGATCGTGCGGGATTTCTGTAAAGTACACGCCAGATGCGTGATTAGTTAGCTTTCCATCGTTTCGCAGTATGCTTGCGGAATAGTGTTTGAAAGGTGCTAACGCTATCTCGCGAGATGCTACGTCAATGTCGATGTCACTGTTAAACTTTGTCATTATTTATGATAACATAGCTGATGAAGAATATCAAAATTTCTGGCAGAATAGATAAATAGTAGTGCGGGTCGCGATACTGATAATATCCACCCACTCTAATCGCTTATAGGAGCAACCAGCATGTCTATTTATAGTATCTACAGAATAACTAATCTTTTAACGAATAAAGTATATATCGGGTTTACTTCCGATCCAGAGCAACGATGGGCAAAACATTGTTCGTGCAGTAAAAGGAAATCTTCTAAACTATTATACAACTCTATTCGCAAACACGGATTAGAAAATTTTACATTTGACATTATATACCAGTCTCGAGATTTAACGCATACTAAAAATATTATGGAGAATTATTTTATCAACGAATATAATTCTTATGTTGGACATAAAAATTCCAATGGTTATAATATGACCTTAGGCGGAGACGGAGGAGACACCTCGTCTAGCCCAAAATATAAATCAGGAATAATAAGAAGAGGCAATAGTGACTGGAGGTTAAAGTGTAGCATAAGTAAGCTCGGTAGAAATTTAAGGCCACAAACAAAAGAACATATACAAAACCGAGTTCTTTCTCGGTCCGGAAAACCTAACATAAAAAGACTAACTAAAGAGCAATGCGTAAACATGGCGCGGGATGGAGACACAAATGGACATGCTAAACAATGGTGCTTTATGTCTCCATTTAATGAGAAATTTATCATCCAAGGACAATTTCAGCAATTCTGTAAAGAGCACGACTTAGAATATTCCGGAATGAAGAAAATAGCAAAAGGCGGCCAAGCTAAGAAAGGCAAAAACTTAGGATGGTCTGTATTTGAATTATAAATTTGCCTCTAAACACACCTCCTTTATATACTCGGCGTCTGCTACATAATCAGTAAATTTCTTCCCCCAGTAAACAGGATCTATAAAACGATAGGTTAAACTTACTTGTTCTTCATTTAACGCTTCAATAAAAGCCACGCCCGAAGAACTAAGGTAGATGATCCAAGGGCTAATGCGACCATTTACTACCATGTTACACACTTTGTTTGCTGCGCCTTCGCGGAAGATGTTGTTAAAGCTCTTACCGTTCTCATCTGCCCAGCGTTGCATTTCCATAAACGATCGCTCTAACGCAACCGTAGGATGCTCTTTCCGTAGCTGTTCATAAAGGTACTCGTCGTAGAAAGCCTCTTTTGTCCATTGGTCGAGCTTCTTGTTGTTCTTTAGCAAAGAGTTCGTAAAGCCAACTGGATCAATTGCTCGTATCTGAACAAGGTATTGCCCATACTTTACAAACGCTGAATAATACGGCGATTCAACAAAATCACCATACGTCTTTGTCTTGCTGCTACCTTGTGTCATTGTGTAGAATTGTAGGTACGAGTTAAAGCCGAGTCGAACACCGGCTTCGTTCTCTTGCTGCCAGCGGCGACGAGGTTCACAGAGGTGGGCAGAAAGTGTACTTTCTTTTCGGAACTCTTTCTGACAATATTTACAGGTTGCCACTTAGTTTTTAACCCAACTCTTTTTTAATCTGTTCCTTCGTCCATCCAAGTTCTTCAGCTAACTTCTTTACATCTTTTGCGTCGTTTAACGAAGCCAACAGGTCTACATCGCTTTCCTTCATGTCAGGATATAAGGTAGCTAAAAATTTTTCAACTTTGGCTGTTGTTCCGCCTTCTTTCTTCTTCATACCAAGCCACGGATGATACTGCTTACCCATCCCCGGTGATATCGTAGTTGCTGCTAACCAGTTCAGTTTGTCGTGCTTAGTTTTATTGATGTCAAAGTAGTGTTTGTTTAGCCGCAAGTTAGTAGACTGTAGGTAATACTCTTGTAAGTCTGCGGAGCCTTGAACCGATGCTCCCCAGCGTATCATCAAGTATGAACTAAACTTTTTCTTTTCTTCGTCAGACAGATTATCGTAGAACTCACGATCCTTTCTGTCCAAAGCTAACATTTCATTGGCGATATCAAGCTTACTCATCACTCGTCCTTCATTACCGTCGGCTTCTAAGAAAGGTAAAAAATACACATAGATCCAGTAACTGGTCGTCGTTATATGGCATAATGTCTACCAGCACTTCCCGTAATCTACAATCTCACTTTGTCGGCTAATGTCTTTAACAAAGTACGCACAAAGAGGTTTACTCCCATGTTCAGTTAACGGTACTGCTAACATTTGTCCTGGCTTCAGCTTTGGGAAATACCATTTAACATCTTGGTAGATGTCGATTACTTCAACTGGATAAAACACAGGGCTAAATCCTGTAAGTGGATTAAAACAAAACACCTTAAATCCCCTGTCATTCACACTCGTCAGCGGCACAACCTCAAGGTCACCTAAGTCCGGCTCTCCGATTAGAATCTGCCAGTCAATAGGCATGCGGATTACTTCGTCGCCTATACGCAATACAAGAGCAGGACTGTTAAAGCTCTCAAGGAAAATAAGCGGAATGTAAAAGTAGTCTGGCTCTTTCGGATTGCTGTTGTCAAGTACGCAGAAGCGTAAGTCATCTACCTCATCTGGTATCTCGTTCATTTCGTGCGCTTTGTTGTCAAGCGTAAGTATTCTCATTTGGTTCCTTTAGTGACTGGTTCCCATTCTACCTTTTCGATTGTGTAAGGATAGTTGGCTTCTGTATAAAACTGTTTGCGTTTTGTTAAATGTCTCTTGGCAAATTTACAAGTCGAAGTGACGTCGTATATATCAACGAAGTCTTTGTCTTCTGCTTTACGAATACCCCGACCAATGCTTTGGATAACCCGTACGAAAGACTTACCAGGCTCAATAAGCACAAGGTTAAAAATGCGAGGCACGTTGATGCCAACAGCAGCGATACCATACGTACATACAGTGACGCCGTTGTCATTAGTTGCGATACTGTCATACTGGTCCTTTCGTTTATCTGACTTAGTTGCCCCACTTAGGAAGACCGCTCCAGGAATACAGTTGACCAAGGCTTTACCTGGATCAACTCGGTCAATGAGGACTAAGGTGTTTCCTGTTGTGCTAATTTGCTGAATCAGCTTTGCCATGTAATAAAGGCGACCTTCTGTTTCCAACAGATACTTTAGCTCGTCCGGATACTTCTTAAACTCTGCGTAATCGATCATCTGTACAATATTGACATGACAGTTCGACAAGATACCTTTGTCCTGTAGCTCGCTTGCTCTAACTGTTCCTACTACTTCACCCACTGATACTCTCAGCGAATACTTCTCAAAGTCTTCTTTCGGGATAGTTCCAGTAATACCTAAACGAATAGGAATGCGAGACATAGGACCTGTCATCATACCGAGCAAAGCATCAGCTTTAAGCCCGTGGCACTCGTCAATCATTACGCATACAACACCGTCAATGAATTCGCTGAATGGTACCTGTGCTTCTCCTGATTTAGTTTTCTTAAACATAGAGTTCAAGCTTTGCCAAGTACAAATAGTGTGCGTCTTATCGTATTCTTTTCGTGTGCCAAAGAATACACCAACATCTAACCCCATGTTTATGTAATCGGCTTCGGTCTGAAGAACTAAGTCTTTACTCGGAACGACTACAACTGTGCGACCATAAGGCTCGAACTTGTGGCTAAGAACTGCTGTTAGGATCGTTTTACCGAAGCCAGTTGCCAGGCACTGAATGCTTTGCGTATTGTTTAGGAAGATGTTTATTGCTTCGACTTGGTCGTCGCGCAGCTCAATTGGTTGTCCGGCGAACCGGTGTCCTTCTGGCCATTTAATATGCGAGTAACTATCTTCTGCTACTTCGACGAACTCAAACTGTGAACCGTAATCTCGCAAATCCTCAAGTTCGATGTTGTAACCTTCGCTATCAAGGATCGGCAAGATTTCCGGCAAGAGATTGATGTAGGTTTGCAGTGAAAGAGAACAAAAAGATTTTTTCCCGTCCCAGCGGCCCAATTT